GCGCCCGCCACATAATATTATACCGATATATGAACCTTCGTCAAGGCAGTGGTAAGGTATCTGGGTCGGTTAGCGCGGTCTCTGTGGTGGTCGTTGTCAATGAAGCCGTGGAAATGGGCGTTGTCGTCACTGTCGTCGTGGCATTGCCCCCCTTAATGCGCGTCAAGAGGTCAGAAAGGAAGTTGCTACCCCTACTAATAATAACGCCTGTGGCGATGTAGTCCACTAGGGGAATCCCGCCTTCAACCCCAAGCAGAGCAATAAGCCCGACCTTGTACACGATGCAGACGCCTACGCCAAGGACGATGGATGCCACTTTCTTGACCCATTTGGGAGTAGTGATGTCGCCAATGGTCATGTTGATGATTGCTTCAACGAGAATTGCAAAGATGAAGAGAATCAGAAACTGTGTCATTTGTGCCTCCTATTTCTTAACTGCGTTCTTGACCATCTGCAACAGTTCGGCAGGGGTCATCAAGTGGAACGTCGGCTTAATTGCTGGCGGGTTTATGACGGGTTTAACAACAGGGAACACGACAACGGGCTTTGGTATAGTGGGTGCCACAGTCGGCATCCATGCTCCGAAATCCAACTGTCGGCTTTCGTTCAGATCTACGCTTGCCCCTGCTACGGTTTGTCCATTGAGATACTGTAACAGGTGTGCATGTGGGCTGACCTTCCCACCTGACCACGCATAGGTTTGCCAATACCAACGCGCAGACTGGATGCTCTGACAATGTTCCACGACAGCATAGGAGCCGTACACTCCGACGCGCGCGAGGCCGATAACACTCGCAACACCTCGCAGGTACAGGTCAACTACCGGTAATTGCGCGGTAGTTACGTTGAAATCAACGGCAAAGTAAATGGGTTTGTTCTCAGGAAACCCAATGGCTCTAGCAAACGCGAGGGCAATATGGCCGTCCGCAACACCCGACGCCGTACCCTCTTTGGCCCTTCCTGCGTATTCCTCATAGACGACAACTAAGCCCAGTCCTGCTGCCCTGATTGCCGTGGCTTCGACCTTGCTGACACCCTTCCCACCTGGCATAGGGGCAAACAGGTAGCGGACGCAGAACCCATACCCAAGAGACTTGACCCTTTTTAAGTCAGGACGGCCCGAGCTATAATCTAGACCCTTCATAGTGTCACGCTCCCTACTTCCTGAAATACTGCATGTAAACCGCGTTCAGGATAGAACCAAGGGCGAGAACGGCCGCCCACTGGATTACTTTCCACACCGTATCTATGACCGGCCGGATACGGTCTTTCCGCTGTTGTTCCAAGGTCGTCGCTGTTGAGAGCGCATCTGCTGCAACCTTCTCAATGGCAACTTTCTTCTCTGCCTCTTCTCGCGTGTGGCGGATCAACTCTGCTGCTTGCCAATTCTGAACAAGTTCCATTTGTCGTGCGATCTGTGCAATCAGTTTGTCCTGATTATCCATACGTTCTCTTTGCGTCTTCTCATCGCCAACAAGGTCGGTAACGTCTCGCGTCAGGATAGCAAGGGCGGTGTTTAAGTCGGAAACATTCTTATTCGTTGCGGCAATCTGCTGTTCCCGCTCATGGCGCATTTCTTGGATCTCATGCTCCACGTCCGCCTTCGCTTCCGCAGTGCGTGTTATGCAGGCTGGATTGATGTCATGTTCGCTCATCTTGCCCTCCTACGCCCAAAACTATGCCCAAAAGAATGGAATGAAGTTCGGTTTGACTGCTGCGGGGGCCGTATACTCAATGTAGAGTTTGGGTGCTTGGCTTGTGGGATAAGCATCTTTTGTCTTGAGTTGGGTATATCCTGACCCTGAAGTTGTTCCAATAACAAGATGGAGAACTCCACTTACGGCATCCAGTGCTACCTGTACAAGGTTCTTGACATCCCATGTCATCCATCCGACAGACGCGGGACAGTTTGCTGATGCTTGGTTGGTAGTGGTGTAGTCGGTGGATGCATTGAGACAGCCCGCCGTGCCCCACGCAGTAGTTCCCTTGTAGTAATTCCAACACGCTTCCATTTCCACCCAATCCGCCCGCAACACGCGGCTGACGGTAATAGGCATACCGCTGGCAACGTGGGATACATACATGCTCAGGGTTGCAACGCTTATTGTGGAACCAGCAGGAACAGATGCAGAGAAAGCAAACGAAAGAATACTCCTTCTATCACCAGCCTCTATTGAAAGGGGGTCTTCTGTGCCATGATTCGTTGTTGGCGAGTCACTATTAAGGGAAGTATCTGCCGATGATGGCTGTATCGTTTGTGGACTAGCCATTTAAGCTTCCTGTCCTGCCGACAAGAGAACCCACTGCGTCAAGTCAACGCGCCAGATGAAGAGCAGAGTCAAGTTCTTAGAAGCGACCGTAGTCGCAGGAAGGGCTACGCCTGCCTTGGCAACGTACTTATTGCCATAGGTGATTGCCCGTATCGTGGCATCACTAAGGATCTCGAACAGCATCATGTCGCCATCAACAGGAGTGCTTGATGAGTGGTTGTTGATGACCAACGCATGTGCCTGTGCCGTCCGAATGAAGATGTCGTAGGTTGATATTTCAGGCGTAATGGTGTCTGTCGTCGTCTGTGTATCTACCCGCCGCGTGAACCTATGGTTTGTTATCGTCACGGCTGCTGCGTTCTTCGTGGCATCGCTTGTGTTATCTACGTTTTGGAGACCGAGACTTGTTACTGTCTGGTCGCCGCCATTTGTTCCCGTAAGGCCAAGGTCGGTTTTCAGTGTTGCAAGAGTATTGACCTCTGGTACACCGGCGCTTGCTGTCTTGCGATAGATGAGACTTGCCGTAGCCATATTCGCCATGGACGCGAGGGTTACAACGCCCGTAGCAACGCCTACCTTGGCAGTATTGAGATTGATTGCCGTTCTGTTTTCCTGCAGAGCTGCTTCAACGTTCGTTCCAGTGATGATACCGCCAGCGTCAGCGATAGAGACTCCGGCAGCATTTTGGTCACCACTGTTATTTCCCGTAAGGGTTTTTCCGTCCAGTTGGTTCAGTTCTACAGCTGTAGCCGTCAATCCAAGTGTTGCCAGCTGTGCTGCTGCATTTGCGTCATCCATGAGGGCAAGACCGGCAGCGGTAATTCCCTCAAGAACCATTTGTGTGCAGCTTGTGATGCTCATGAGAGCGCCTGAACTGAGAGGCTGAACATTTCCGGTAACTGTCAGACCGTCAACATAACTAAAAGCGAGAACGGGGCCAGCCGCCACCGTTCCCTTGTTATTGGTGAACGTGATGCGTGTCATGCGAACAGTTCCACCATCGACAACGAGGGTGTTAAGCGAACCGCCCGTCACGGTATTGTTGTCTACAGTGATTTGGTCAATGGCGGCTTCATGAATGTCGTAAACTGTGAAAAAAGCATAAACCCATGTTCCCGCCGTGTTATTGCGGAACGTCACATTTGAGCTAGCTTCGCCTACTACGTTCGCTTCGACATCAAACGTAATCCAACCTGAGACATCAAACGCGCAGTCTTCTACGAGAATATCAGAGCCAGAGATGACGGCGATGCCGTTCCGGCCAGCGGTGAGAACGTGGCAATCGTGAACCCACACTCCCTTGCTGGCTTCGTAGACGTTCAGAAAGTCGCCATTCGTTGCCGAACTCGTGATATCGTAAACTTCAACCCTATCGGCATCATAAATCTTTATACCAGCCGCAGACTCTGAACCTTCCGTGAACGTACCGGGGGTTGGGTCATTTCCAACGAGAATGAAGTCGTGAATCACGATGTCCGTGTTCCCGCCGTATACGTCGTGGGTATATAGATAACCAACATAGAACGGACTAGAAAGTGAATCGTTGGCGGCAGCAGTTGCATCAACTTGTAGGGTCGTTCCGTTCCCCTCAAAGATGAGGTTATGCCGGTTTGCAAACTGGATGCCTTGATGGAGTTTGTAGGTCGCACCGGTTGGGAAGGAAATAATTGAGCCGTCGGGAACGCTCTCAATAAAAGTGTTGAGCGCCGCACTCACTTCCGTTGCACCCGTATGCTCGATTGTGAGTGGTACGGCTACGGTTTGAGTCGTGACAGGCGCGGCAAAAGGACGAACGCCATTTAATTGAGTTTGCAAACCCGTTGTGTCGCCACCACCTGCCGCAGGGTCAACCCAGTGGGTGTTGAAGTTGGTGGCGTCTATTTTGGCAAGAACTTGTGCTGCTGAACCGCCGGTTGCTACACCCGGGCCGGTCGCGCCTGTTGCGCCAGCAGCACCGTTTGTTCCATTGGTACCGTTAGAACCTGCGGCACCAGTTGCTCCGACCAAACTCGTTGGACTTCCCCAACCGGCACTATAAGGCCCATAGATGGTATTTGCGGCAGTGTTGATGTAGAAGTCACCAGTCTGTACACCAGAAGGCAACCCAGTTGTGGGCGTTCCAGCACCGCTCCATAGGGTCTTTCCGTTTGTGCCGTTTGTGCCGTTTGTGCCGTTACTTCCTGCAGCGCCGGTTGAACCCGTATCTCCTTTGGCACCAGTCGAACCAGTATCACCTTTTGCTCCGGCTGCACCCGTTGTTCCCTGTATTCCCTGTATACCCTGCGAACCAGTGGCTCCCACACTACCCGTAGCACCTGTGGAGCCAACCAAACTGATACCCGCAGGCCACGATGTTGTATATGGCCCAAAAATGACGTGGGTTGTGGTATTTACATAGAAGTCTCCCGCTTGAACACCAGTGGGATTCCCCGTTGTTGGGTCAGATGCGCCATTCCAGACCGTCTTGCCATTCGTTCCATTTGATCCCGACGCACCAGCCGAACCAGTAGCTCCCGCTGTACCTTGAACACCCTGTGGCCCTTGTGGGCCGGTTGAACCTATCTCTCCTTGAGGGCCAGGAACGGTAGAGGCTGCGCCAGTTAAGCCAATTCCCCCCTGGATCCCCTGCGAACCAGTTCCCCCTTGAATACCCTGTGGACCCTGCGGACCAGTTGACCCCGCTGGACCTGCAACAGTTGAATTAGCGCCCGTATCCCCTTCGTCTCCCTTTTCTACTACGATCTCCCAGTGACTCGCATCGGTTGGAGCTATGCCAGTACAGGGGAAGATGCAGATATATGCCGAACCAAGATAGGAAACGGTATCATGGAGCAGATAGGCGACAATGGGGTCATATTCGCCCTTCCACGTTGCCTCTAGCAGGGTTTCTTCACCGCCAACCTCGCCCTGCCCCCCCACCTTCCATATTGTGCCCATTATGCCCCCTTAACTGGTATTGCATTTTCCAGCTTTGTCACCGCTGCTACCGTAGTTGTAATCTTGTCTGTATTCGTCTTGATTTGCTCGTTTGCTGCTGCCAATGCCGCATTCACTGCTTCCAATTGAGCAGTAAGGTCAGCATTCTTCGCGGTCGCGTCTGCAATCTTCGCTATCAAGTCCCCTACATCCTTTCGTATGCTCATATGATCCTCTGTAATTCTGCTAGTGTATTGTTCGCGTCCTTAATCCATTCAACCATTGAACTGACCGCTGTTGCTTGTCCAACTGCAAGGGTCTTCATTCCATTTACCGTATCCCATACAATACCATTGACAATCAGGCTTCCCGTTGGAGTGATAACAATATCCCCAAGGCTTACGAGGGTATTCCAGTCAACTGATTCGCTATAGGAAATGACAGGGGCAGAATGCTCAGCAAGAAGGGCATTGGCAAACGCAGTAGCTACGGTTGCATCTGCCCATTGGTCAGTTGTCCGGATTAAAGGATTATCAAGGGCAGCAGTCCAACCAACAGCATAGACATCGACCGTATAGACCACGCTCGCTATGGTATACTGCTCTGTAACATGGTTGATAACCGAGCCTGAATCTCTTTGCCTTCCCCTCGTTACCCATATTGCAGGATTGCGGATTTGGTCAAAGGCGTACATGATCCCATCTCTGAGGGCAAAAGTGACGTTGTTCAAGAGACCAAGCTGTTGCAGGATGGTGCTGACTGTCGTTGTCTCCCACTGCGCGTCTGTAATGACCATTGGCAAGAGCGCGGTATAGTCGGCCGCCCACGTCAAGCCAAGCAGTTGTGCGAGAACCCATGAAGTACCCGTTGTCGGGGCTACGGTGACCTGACGCGCTAGGGTAGCATAACCAGCATCGACATATTGTGCTGAATATGTTCCTGCATCGTCATTTGTCGAATCATTCCTGTGGATCATGTGCCAGCGCCTTCCATGAGACTTGACCACAATTTGAAGTGTAGGGTCAAGGTTCTGGACAACAGTAAAAGAACAACGGTCATAATCGGGGCTGACATGTTCTTCTAAGCTTACCTGAGTAACGTCCAGTTGCGCGTTGCCCTGATAGATTTGGACACCGGACAATGGGGCATAGGAGACACGATAGACGCCAGTAATGGGTGTCAGCCCTGTTACGGTAATTGTCCATGGAATATCCCCACACTCTGTCCAAAGCGCTCCACTATAAACTAAACCGTTCAGTTCCATGGCGATTGTATCCGGCCCTGCCTTGAACGTCGCAGTTGCGCCCGTCAACGTGTCAACTGTTGCAGTCGCTATGAGCAGTTCCCCCTGCTGGGCAATAGTGCTGCTGGCAATCACTAGACCCTCCAAGTATCATCAATCAGGACTTGCCAGCGAGCCGATAATCCATCAGACATCACAAGCGTTCCAGCAGAACCAGAAACACCTGTCGGGATAGGTCCAGCCATACCTGCTGAGACATCATTGCCGACCGAATCTATGAGCCGCCCCTGATTGTTGACGGTGACGGTTCCAGATGAACGGAAGTAGATGGAGTGTGTTCCCATGAGCAGTGGATTCGCGGTCAAATGGAGTGCTTGATATTCTGCCGATACAAGCGCATAGGGATAGTTGGCAATGTATGAGATTGCCGCCATTGCCTCATTTGCACTACCGTCTGAGCCGATATTGAGGGTTCCCCACGTGAGGGCCGCAAGGGTTCCCGTTGCAGTCGTTGCTGTTCCCGCTTGAACCACCACCAAGGTGTCGGTTGTATCATCAATGGCTACAACGTCCAGACTTCCGCCCGCGATATATCCAGCCAAGTCAATTGTTCGTGAGATAGTTGTGGTGCCGTCAAACCACTTGACCGCTGCCGCTGCCGTGTCGATGAAACAGGAATTGTGAGCAGATTGCCAGAGGTAAAGATAATCGGGAACCGAAGATATTTCGAGCTGGAGACCGTCCACATATGGCGTATCCCCCGCAACTGAATCTGTAAACACTATAGATCCTTTGCATTTTGTTGCCGTTGCTGGGGCCCTACCGCTAACCCAAAAGCGTGTATATGAGCCTGGTTCCAGAATGGGAACAGAATCTTGTGTGCCAAGAGATGCTGAGGCGGCATTAAACCACTCGATACGAGCCAGGGCATGCCTTCCCGCTGGACTGTCTCTGTTCACGTAGGCCGAGAACGTATAAACTGTTCCTGCCGTTACATTGATATAGGTTGATGTTCTCACTTGTGCGTTATTAGCCGTTGGATTGGTTATATAAAAGCAATAAGACCCGACATATGGTTGATTTGTTTTGCCAAGCGTCCCATTTATGCCCTCCATCCCCGTTAGGTCAGTCTCTGCACTTGATTGATTCGCCGTTAAGATATTGGGGGCAGAGCCACCAACGATCCACGCAGAAGGTGGGAGAGAAGAAGGGGAAAAGAGCAACCGCATCAGCAACGATTTGGCAGTAATGGGGGCGGATGCCTTAACTCCCAAATTGACCACAAGCCCATTACTAAAGATGGGTGTTCCCGTATAGGTCAGGTTCACGCCGTCAACTGAAGCAAGGGAATTGAGCAGCGGCCAGAACCGTGTCGGGCCTTGATACGAAAGACGCATCAGTCCCGTCCCGGTCGCTGCTGGTACCGTTGCGGTTGTCCAGCCCCAGTACGTTGCACTTGTATGCGTTGCGCCATAACGGAGAGGACTGACAAGCAAGGTCATGGAGTAGGGATAGATCCCCGACCAGCAATCGCTCGCATACGTTGCCCCAGTGAAATACACCGTCTGATAAGACGTACCAGAATCCAGCGAAACGGCTACCACATCATCCCATTGGCAAGCGGTCATATCCAGGATATCCCCCGTGATGGTCATGGGAGCCAGTTTTAGGCCATTCTTAACCCCGCCATTGATATTTGAGAGGGAAACATGGTATGCAGTAACATCCTGTGCTATACCAGTTTCAACCTTGTTAGCGACAAGGGTATAAGTCGAACCAGTGGAATACTTGACTAAGATACTCATGGTATTGCTATCCCATTAAGTGCCTTTCCAACCCCGCCAGCAACACCGGCAGTAACCCCAATGAGAACATCAAGGTTATCGCCAATCTTCTTTAGCGGTCCAGACAGATATTGGCCTACAGCAGCGAAAGCACCCGATGACGTTCCCGCTGGACCCGCTTCTGAATACATGTTGCTTGTTGCAGCAGAAACATACTTGTTAATGGTAGCGGGTGCCACACCGGACGCAAAAGCGGTAGCGGCTTGCATTGCAATATCACTTGCCTCTTTCTGCTGTGCGGTATGCGTCCATGCGTATATCTGGTCTGTGAGCGACTTCGTGGCATTGGCAACCGCGTCATTGTACCGCTGTTGTGCTGCCAGTCTCTTGTCCAATTCAGTTTGAACCTTTGCTGTCTGTTCCTCTTCTGCTGTTTTGGCTATGTCGGCATACTTATCCAGTAATGCCTTGCATTCAACATTATATAGGGTCTTAGATGCTAGCTTGTCCTTAGATGATAAAAGGTTGGCGGCATACTCCACGTCAAGCGCGCGTTGCTCATTCTGCTGATCCGTATGGGTAAGGGTATAGATTTTGTCAGAGATAGACTGTCGCGCCACCTTGATTGCGTCAGCAGCGGCTTTAGCGGCATCGGCGGCTTTCTGAGCTGCTGCTTTTGCTGCATCGGCTATCTTCTTAGCTGCGTCTGTTCCGGCGGTTGTTACGGTATCAATAACGGGGGGAACTGTGCCAATAGTAGTAATAATGTCGGCAACAACACCCTTGCTTATGTCTGAAGCATCCGGTGCCGCACCACGCATGAGCGTTCTATTGCCACCAATGGGGGGCGATTTTGTACCATATTGAGGATTAGCAACCGACATATCAATGGCACCGTTGACGGGGGTAATACCCAATATCTGTCCAACGGTATTACGAGCATTTGCTACTTCTGACGATTGACCCCATTTAATCACAGCAGCAGCACCCGCCACAATCCCAACGCCGGCAGCTAAAACCCAAAAGGCGGGGTTAGCGGCTAAGGCAGTCAAGGCACCGGCAAGATCTGAAACCTTGCCAATAACAGATGCGATAGAACTGACTACCAGCAGCATACCCGCCGCGCCCGCGATCTTGCCAAGCCATGAAAAGACCGATTCAAGGTTGACCGTTGCAAGCCAATCGCACAGGTCGGAAATCTTGTCTGAAATCTTCTGTACCATTGCCGCTATGTCGTCTTTATGGGCAGTGATGAAGTCCTGAATATGTTGAAGCACTGGAACCATGCCCGTAGCTAGAGCGTTAATCATTGGTAACAGTGCTTGCCCGAGCTGTTCGCGTATCACCTCATAGAACTGAGCAAATGCCCCCTTCAGACCCGCCGTGGACTTGTTGTAGTCATCTGTCGAACCCTTCGCCTTTTCCAAAATCTGTTGCAGGTATGACAGTTGCGAGGTTCCCTTTACGACATCAATGCCATAAAGTGCCAAAGACCGTGCCATACCATTGCTTGCCTGTGACACTTGGTCATAGGCGGCAGCAACGTCCATATTTTTCCATCTTGCCACTTCCTGAGCAGCAGAAACAGCAATCTGAGCGGTACCAAGGTCGCCATACTTGACAATCGCCTTGTCCAGTTGCGACATAAGCAGTTCAGCATCAAAGTGGTTGACCTTTTCCTGATTCTCTGCCCACGCCTTACAAGCCGCAACTTGCTCATTGGTAGCGCCAAGTGTGCGCTTCATGGTACCCTCTAGAAGATTGCCCGCTACCTCTGCTTGAACGCCAAGGTTAATAGTGGTTTCAGTCCACTTGACCATAGCAGCAACGGCAGCACCGGCAATAATGGACTTGACGATACTGCCCATTTTGTTGGTAGCATTACCAACACGACCTAGTGCCGATTCAGCACCGGTGCTATCCCCACCTATTTTGAGCATAAGCTGTTGTAGATCCACTATTTCACCGCCCTTGCCTTCATACGTTTTATGGCTTCATCTCGGAACGCTTCTGCTGATTGCTTCTTGCTTGAACCACCCAATACCGCTAAGTCAAACCCCCACTCGTCGAAATCAATGGAGAGGAACTCGTGGGGCCAGCGTCCTGAGGTTTGATACCTTTCCCTGAGGAGCTTTTCGATACTTTCTCCGACTGGGTTGGGAACATCTCCGCGAAAAAACGAGCTACCCACTCCTGGAGGTATGCCCAGTCTTTCGGGTCAGATATATCATCAAGAGTGAAATCAGCAGGAAACCCCGCCTCTACCAATTTCAACAGTCCAGCCATAACCTCGACAGGGGATACTGAAGCATTGGAGGCGTCCAGCATCGCCTTAGCCTTCGGGGGTCGCACCGTAAGGCACAACCCCGAGGGAAACGTCAATTCAACAGTTCTATTCTTGTACTCTTCGACGGTCATGTTATGCAATGGCGGTTGCAGTCGCGTTCTTGACAAGCTTGAACAGAAGGCCAGATGAATCAGGAATCGCTACAGCGGTAACCGAGATCGTTGCAAACCCGTCAGTCGCTGGCAGAATGTTGTCAATCTTCGTGATCTTGCACTTGCCAAAGTTGACGTGGATGTCGGCAGGTAAACCATTGGTAGCGTCAACCGTTTCCAACCCCGTGATGTCTGTTGACTGGATCTCAAAGCTGAAATAGGGGGGAACAGAGGAAACGTTGAAATTGCTTGTCTCGGTTGTTGCCGAAGGGGTTGACGGGGTATCGCCAGTCAGGGCAGAAAGGAGTGCAGCAGAGATGCACATGGTTCCAAACGAAATGTCAGCTTCGCCCATCTTGCTAGAAACGGCAAACGTAGAACCATCACCGGTTCCCTTGGCAACATTCCACGCAACCGAAGCCTTGACGTCTGATACTTCTGCAATATCAACAAGCGTTGTTGCGATTCCTGCAACGTAAACCTTGATTTCGCAGTCCGCTATCCGCGCGGCAGCGAGTTTCTCAATCAGATTGGTAATAGCCATTTAGAAGCCTCCGAGTACGTCTAGCGTACTGACTATGTGGACTTGCCCGCTCTCTGGAATCTCACGGTGATGTACGACACTGTGATACTTGTTTGCGACCACACGAATAGCAGCCTCTATCGCCACTATGTCAGTCGTGGATTTTGCCCACGAATCAACTTGGATGTTCCATGATGCCAAGCCATGATCTATGCCCCGCTCACCATCAATGGTCCCATTTACCCCGCAATCGGGCATGAGCGTAGTAGAGACCGGCCATCCACGGTAAACCCTGCTAGAAAATACCGTAGCCTTTTTAAGTTCAACAATGATAGCATCAACGAGGTCAGTTGCCATTACTCACTCTCCATGAATTCGTCTGTCTGCCATTTACGATTGTGCCGGACGCCATACCTGTGATGAAATTCAACGTGGCAAGCGTCACAGAGAGTAATCCCGTTGTTTACGTCCATGCGTTTCTCTGGAAAGTCGGAAAAGCAATCCATGTGATGTGCCCTCAGGTTATGCCCTGCATCATCGCCACACTTTCGGCAAGCGAACCCGTCATGAATGAATACGGTTGAACGCCAGATGTCATAATCCTCACTGTTGCGGATTGCCAAACTCTTTTCAGTAATACCGCCCTGCCAATGAGAATTCAGTTCACCACGCATGTCATGCTTTCCAACATTTGCCGCCCCAATCTTGGCGCGCCATTCTGCCGACTTAGGCTTGCCCTTACCGGCAACAGAAAGCGCGGCACGATGCTCTACTGAAAGCGGCCTTCCGAGATTTGCGTTGCGCAATGCGTCCAAAACAGACTGTGGGCGCGGGATCCCCATTTTAGCAGCGGCAATCTTGCCCTTTGTTTCCTCGGACATGGGAGCTTTCAACCTATCGCCAGCCGATATGCGCTCTCGCTGTTCAAGGGTGAAATGCGTTCCGAGTCTCATTTTACTTCCTTGTTGATTCTGTCTGCGATAAAATCAGGCATAAGGCGAAAGCCCGTTTCGGCAGCCCGAGTCATGAAAAGTAAGGGTTCAATATATCGGGTTCCGAACTCTTGAAATATTGCGTAGTTCACGTCCAGCAGTTGCCCCTCACCTGTTCCAGCAGAACCGCCCGCCGTGACCGTGACCTCTTTCTCTTCAGCATTGGGATGTGTGGCAATAGACGATCGCAGGTTGCCAGTGTCAATGCGAGTCTCGTTGATCTTCGCTTCCCGCTCAATTCGTAGGCCAGTATCAACGCAGCCCCGATAGACAGCATTGGGATATTCCTTTGCCATCCCTTGCAATACCTTGTTCAGTTCTGCCATGCCCTCGATCTCAATTCCGATCATGGCAGCAGTAGGGGCATAAAGGGCAAAAGAACGGCAGCCACATCAGCGGGTATCTGTTTGGCGGGATTGATGTACACGCCTGGTTGCTGTTGCGCCACCGCCATCATCTGTGCAGCAACCAACATTCTGGCAGCATTCTCTAAAGGAGCGGGGAGCGCGGTCCAGCCTGAGACATAGGTGATGATAATGCGCGGATCTGAACAGCGCGAGGTTAGCAATTCGATGTGCCGTGGATAAGGGTAGTAGTCAACCCATGCCGTGAGCGTCGTGTCGGTCGTACCAGTGGTATCAGTAAGGTCGTTGCGATACTTGACCACGAGGGTTGAATAGACTGGCTCAGGGAGAGTTATTTCGAGATCTCCTGCAACTTGATACGAAACCGCATGAAGCGCAGTCTCATACCCTATCGCATTCTCTATCGTCTCAATGGCAGAGTTCCACATGGATTGAATCAGGGTATCTCTGCTAGTATCGTCCGCCGATAGCATCAGATATTGTTTCAGCAGGGTCAACGAAGAGATGACCGTGACCACATAGGCTTGCGTTGACAGGTCCTCTGCCGTGACCATAAACATAACGGGTAAGGTAAAATCGGCAGCAAAGCCCGAAGGGGGATCAATCGTAGCGGCGGCAGAAATAACAATGGTAGGGATAAGGGCAGTTACGGCAACCCCATACGGCACAGTCAAGGCAACAGTGTGCGTGACCTCGTTGATAGAACCGACAACGGCAGGGGTCAACCCTGCGAACTGGAATGATGTGATAGCCTTCAACGCTGTCGGCATGGTGTCTCCTTATGCTTTACGGTTGTAATGACGCAATTGCTTGTCGCTTTTGTCCTCTTCGATCTCTATCTGCTCGATGTAGCCTTTGGCAAGCGAGAGGGCAGCAATCTCGGGATCATACTCAATGATGTCTCCCGCCTTATAGCCTTCTGCGTTTGTTGGCATCTTGCTTGTTACTCTGTACTTTGCCATACTCACCTCAAATGGGGCGGTGATTGGCCGCCCCGATAGTTAGTCAGAACTAGATCGTGTTGTACTTAAGGGCGTACATGCTAAGAGGCTGAATCAGATTGCCGTCGGTGTAGACCTTAGCCGCGACGTACGTCTGATCCATGGTCATCGCAGTCTTGCCAACATCGGTCGTGGCAATCTGGAT